TTTTACTCGCTTTCATAGGTTAGTTAGTGAACGATAGACTTAGCATCTATCCCATGCTCTCCCATCTTTCAGAGAGAGCATAGGCTAGAAACTACTTCCCGGCTTTGAGTATCTTTTCAGCCGCACCGAAGATTTTTTGCGCTGACTTATCAGTTATTTCCGAACCCGATAACCAGTGCTGAATGTATCCCCGGCACTCATCTACACCGGGAAGACCTAAGACAGAGCATAGGATATAGGCCACTGACTCTGCCTCTACTTCCCGGATGTCCCTAGGCGTTCTCTCATCGTCTTGCATAGTGCCTTCCACTGTATGACCTAAGACAATGTGCGCTATCTCATGGAACCGGGTTTTATGCGGTAATGCTGCAATAGGATTGATTGCTATGCTCTTATCCCTTGCATAACCCTGACAATTCCCGTCTGCCATATCGAATCGAATCTCATCTATGCCCAATGACTCTAGGGCCTTAGTCTTATCCCATTCACCGCTAACGGCTTCGGTCTTAAAATCTTCGCCTTCGGTTTGAGACAGTGCAAACCAATTATTCTTGAGAATGAAGGTTTGGAAGCAATCCCCGGTTTTCTCCCCGGCTTCATCTTTTTTTGTGATCGTTACCGGCATAACCAGTGCTATCGCCTTTTCGCCTTTTTTGACTTGGCGGCCTAAACCTTGCCATGTCTTATAGGTGGCGATTGGTGAGAGATCAAGGCCACGGCCCGATAATTGAGACCATGCGAGCATCTGGTTCCCGATGCTGTAATTGTGGAAGGTGGAATAGGCCGAAGATAGAATCCCCGGCTTATTAACGGCTTCGCTCAATAGCGAAGACCATGCTACGGTTTTTCGTTCCATGTTGTGATGCCTTTCATAGGTTAGGTAGTGAAAAGAAGCATACTACAAATCGTGCCCCTCTACATATATATGTGAGAAAATCGTGCCAAAGTTATCCACAATGAATAAAATCAATAGATTAGCGTTGGTTCGTGACTACTCACTAACTAGATTCTTTGAGTGTTGGCATGGTTTATGCTATTTATTAATAAATGTGTAGTAATAATAGTTTATTAATAAACATTTAATAATAAATGTATGTGTATAAGTATAATAATAACTGTAGATAAGTATATGTGAGGGGATACTAACTTAGATTAGCAACTCCCTGCTCGGCAATATTTGCCGCATGGGGGTTGCCATAATCCATGTATGCTAGTACTCACTAAGCATGTTTATTCACAAGGGAATGGGTAGTGTGCGCTAACTAGCGTAGTCATGTGTGTTAGTGGTTACTTGCATTGGACATTGGCCCTGTGCGGGCGTGCCCCCCAACCTCCTCCCCCCATAAGAAAAATTGTGTTTTGCGGTTAGTGGTGTATAGTGTGGTTGTAGTTGTTATTTAAGAGAGGCTGAAATGTACGAGATAGAAAAGAGTGTTCCGATTCCTGAGCGCCAGAAGGCTGGTCGTTTTCCGTATGAGCAGTTGGAGGTGAATGATTCTTTTGTGGTGCAGGGTGTGAAGTTGCAGAGTGTGTGTAACAGCAACTATCGGGCGAGTAAGAGGTTAGGTAGGAAGTTTGTGGCTAGGGTTGATGGGGAGGGTGTTCGGGTATGGAGGACTTCTTGAGGGGGGTTTATGGCTACGGATATTTTGGAGAGCCTGCGATCTGATGTTAGGAGGGAGCCGTTGGTTTGTTTAGCTGCTGCTCAGGAGATTGATTCGATGAGGGCGGAGTTAGACAGGGCCAAGCGTGATGCTTCTTTTTGGCGGATGATTGCTTGCGCTTTACAAAATGAAAATCGCCATAGTTACGCCAACCACGGGTAATCCGTATTTGGCTAGGGCGATCTACTCGGTGCGCTATCAGAGCGTGCCTGTGGATCATTACGTCTTTGTGGATGGTAAGGAGTATTGGGCGAGGGCGTATGAGTTGACCCGTGAGTACAAGCATTTGAAGGTGGTGCAATTGCCTGAGAATACGGGCAAGGGTGGGTTTAATGGTCACCGCATTTATGCGGCTTGTTCGCATCTTGTAAATGCAGACTATGTGTTGTTGTTGGATGAGGATTGTTTTTATGAGGCTAATCATGCTCAATCCATTTGTGAGTTTATTTCACGCAATGGATTGGATTGGGCTTACAGTTTGAGGAATCTGGTAGGGGAGTCTGACGAGTATTTATGCCGTGACGATTGTGATTCGTTGGGTATGTATGGGAACTATGCTGGCGCAGGGTATGGGTTTGTGGACACGAACTGTTTTGCTTACCGTATTGAGGCGTTGAAGGCGCTTGGTCATGTTTGGAACAACAAGTTGTATCAGACTGATGTGATTGTGAGTCAGGCGTTTATGCAGGTTTTTCCCAAGTATGGGTGCAGTGGTGAGTACACGGTGAATTACAGGTTGCATGGTAAGGCGTTAGGTAAGTTAGGTGGCTGGTTTATGCCCGGTAATGCCAATGCCAAAGTTAAACATCCAGACGGGTTTCCGTGGAATGTGCCGAGGATAAATGAACCACCATCAGTTCAATCTGAAACAGTTCTATAAGTTCTGCCAGCAGTTAAAGATTGAGTCCAAAGAGCAGGGCATGATTACCTTGGGGGACACCCTCTTGGGTAGCCAGACCTATGTGATGGATGAAGTGGCTAAGGGTCTGGATGACGGTGTTCACTTTTTTATAGTGCTCAAGGGAAGACAGTTGGGGATCACGACCATTAGCTTGGCGCTTGATCTTTACTGGCACTTTTTGCACCCCGGTATGCAGGGGACTCTGACAACGGATACAGAGGAGAACCGGGAGCAGTTTAGGAGCACTCTGCAGATGTATATGGATGGTTTGCCAAAGGAGTACAAGATTCCTTTGTTAAGCCATAACAGAAATCAGTTGGTGTTGAAAAACAGGTCTAGGTTGTTTTATCAAGTGGCTGGCTTGAGGGCGAAGGGTTCGCTTGGACGAGGCAAGGGCATCACTTTCTTGCATGGCACCGAAACGAGTTCGTGGGGCGATGAGGAGGGGTTAGCGTCCCTGCTTGCGTCTCTTGCAGAGACTAACCCTCTGCGCTACTACATGTTTGAGTCTACTGCTAGAGGCTTTAACATGTTCCATGACATGTGGGTAACGGCTAAGAGGGCCAAGACCCAGAAGGCTATTTTCTGCGGCTGGTGGCGCAACCAGTTTTATTCGGCTGATCCTAACAGCAACATCTATAAAGTTTACTGGGATGGGAAACTTAACTCCGAGGAAAAAGAATGGGTGAGAGAGATCAAGAAAATATACGGAGTGGAGATCAACTCACGCCAGATAGCTTGGTGGCGATGGAAAATGCACGAAGGTCTGAAAGACGAGAGCCTCATGTATCAGGAGTTCCCGCCCACGGAAGACTATGCTTTCATAATGACGGGAACATCTTTTTTCTCTACGGCTCGATGTACGGACGCTGCGAAAGTTGCAAAGAAGAATGTACCGGATCACTACAGATTCGTTTTTGGGTCGAACTTTGAAGACACCCAGTTAATCAAGTCTACAGAGCGTCTGGCTACCCTGCTGATTTGGGAAGAACCCAAACCTAACGGCTACTACGTCATCGGCGCTGACCCCGCCTACGGCTCGTCTGATTGGGCAGACCGCTTCTGCATACAAGTCTTTAGATGCTATGCAGATGGCATGGATCAGGTGGCAGAATTTGCCACTTCTGAACTCAACACTTATCAGTTTGCTTGGGTCATTTGTTACCTTGCTGGCCTATACAAGAACTCCATTCTTAACCTAGAGATTCAGGGTGGTGGTCAGGCAGTTATCAATGAGATGCGTAATTTGAAGCGTTTGGCTACTGCTATGCCCGGTGGCTATGGCAAGGCGTTGACCGATGTTTTGTCGCACATGCAGTACTACCTATGGCGGCGCAATGACTCCCTTGGCGGCATCTCCAATAGCCTTGGCTGGCTGACAACCAGTCAAACCAAAGAACGGATGCTCAACTACTTCAAGGATTACTTTGAACGAGGAATGTTGACGGTCAGTAGCATGGACTTGTTAGACGAGATGAAGTCAATCACCCGTGATGGCTCTCAGATTGCGGCCTATGGTAGGGGTAAAGATGACCGTGTGATGGCTACAGGCTTGGCCTGCGCTGCTTTTGCCGAACAACTACAACCAAGACTAATTCAAGGCAAGTTAAGTAGAGAGCGTCAGGCACCAATTGAAGACAAGACTGCTGACCAAATGGCTTACCAAAGAAGCGTAACAGACTATCTAAAGCGCATCGGCTATGGAACATAGACCCTATTCCAAGGCAGAACTGCTCAAAATCATTAAACGCTTTGCTGCCGACAAGAAACGTGGCATCAGCTTAGAGAACTTTTGCGAAATGGCAGGCGTTGACCTGCGTGATTTTCGTAAAGCCTTCTTGCAAGAAACCCTGAACATTTCAGAAATCATGCAAATCAGGGTGTCCAAAACCATCAAGTCTTGGCAAAACGGTGAGATTGCGGTCTACAAGAATTGGGATCGAACCGTAACCTCGGAATACAGACGCTTTGCCAAACCCGCTTTCAAGCGCAACATGGGGTTTTCACTTACCAAAGATGGTGTAAAACTCAATGTTGGTCTTGTTAATCGCCGTGACTACACTCAACCAACCTTCCTAGAACATCTGGAAGCATTACCAAAAAAGGGGCCAAAATGGTAATCAAAGAATGGAAATGCGAAAAACACGGATACTTTGAGGGCACCGAAGCCAAATGCCCACAAGGATGCACCGATGGCATCTCCCAAGTATTCCTAACGCCAGTTGCTATGAAATCCGCAAAGACTAAGCATAGTGATAAGACATTAAAACAATTAGCGATGGATTTTAATATGACGGATATTAAGAGCACCCGTGAAGGTGAAGCGCAGCCGCCTCGTTTTGCCAAGCCTCAACCTGAGAATCCTTTTGCTGTGCGTTGGGGTAATCCGGGTTCGATTGGCAATTACAATGTGCGTTCTGTTGCTGGCGAAAACGTCAATGGTCTTTCTGCGGTCAAGCAATCTGGCGTACAGTTGACAAGACCCAAGACTGCGAGTTACATAGCAGATCATCAGAACCTAAAGTTGGATAAGTAATGCGTATACCGTCTAAAGATGCTGATAGGCTTTTCTTTGTACTTGACCTGATACGCAAGTGCGAAATCTCTGTTGAGCAGCGCAAGACATCTTACAACACGCTACGCAATTACTTTCTCTTTGGCGCACCACCTAACGATGCGCCAGCAGCTTTTAACAAGATTTACCCGCACATTGACCAGCTAGTTTCTTTCCTCTATTCGGCAGAAACTACCCGCTTCAACATTCACATGGGCGCAAGCGTCAATGAGGCAGAGCACAAGAAAGTGCCACGCCTGATCTCGGCTTTGTCCGATGAGTGGCTCAATTCTAATGCAGACATGGTGTTCAACGAGGCGCTCACTTGGGCGCTTTGCTACAACAGCACCTTTATCAAACTGGCTTGGCGAAATAGCGTACATCCCTTCTTTGTAGAGCCCGGAGCCATCGGCGTTTTGCGTGAGGATGTGCCGTACACAGATAGGCAAGAAGCAATCAGCCAAAAGTACTACATCACCAAGTCAGAATTGATGTCTCGGCTTTATAACCACCCAGACCGTGATCGCATTGTCAAAGAAATTACCGTCATGCCTCACCAGCGCACAGACTCCCCACAAGGTGTCTCTCGTCTGATTACGTCTCAGATCAACCCAATCATGTACGGCAACGTCAACCTAGACTTGCAAAGCACCAACATGTACAAGCCTAACGTGGCTGAAGACACGATTGAAATGACTGAACTCTGGGTGTTTGACGATGAAATCAATGACTACCGAGTGTTCACCATTGCAGACCCCGGTGTAGTGATCTACGACAGACCCGGTGAACAAGTCTTCCTGAAAGGCGAATTACCATTTGTCCAAATCTGTCCTAACCCACAGTATGACTACTACTGGGGTCAGTCAGAGGTTCAAAGACTTATTTACCTGCAAGACATGCGTAATAAGCGTATGGGCGAGATCATGGACTTGCTTGCCAAGCAGGTGTCACCACCAACAGCACTAATTGGCTTCACAGGAATCTTGGATGAGAAAGATTTTGCTCTTAACCGTGCTGGTGGTCTTCTGGCAACCGATATGCCAAACGCCAAGATTGAAAAGTTATCTCCCAACATCCCCAATGATGCTTTTAGAGAGATAAACGAGATAGATAACATGTTTGCAGAGATGTCCGGCATCTCCTCTGTATTGCAGGGTAGGGGTGAATCGGGGGTTCGTTCTGCAGGCCATGCTAGCCAATTAGCCCGTCTAGGCTCCTCAAGAGCCAAAAAACGGGCGCTTATCATTGAAGATAGCCTTGAAAAGGTGGCTACGCTCTACCTAAAAATGATGCAGAAGTACGATAA